GTATAGAATGTTGTTGCCTACCATGGCAACGTTTGTGTAGTATTTAATCATTCATCCATTATATCAGAGTTTAGGGATGGAAGTGGCAATTTGGATACCACTGCCGAAGATTTTACTATATTGATTCATTACTTCTTTAACTGGTGTCGAAATCATCAAAATGTCATCATTATAAATTTTGAATCCAGTTCTGAATTCTTCTGCATATTCCACAAAAGGAGAGAATGCAATAGTTGTTGTTTCATTTGAACCTTGTGGCGGAACAGATACAACTTGAACTGGATATTTTATTAATGTGTAGGCAATATTATTTGCCACAGCCTGTTCAATATCACCTAAGATCGTATGGTTTGTTTTGAATGTTATTAACTTTAATGCCATTATGCAGCCACCTTATATGATGCTTCATATACAGCAAGGGTAACCCATCGTTTTGGAAATAACATTTCACGACCACGGAAGTCATTCATGTTGAGGGTTGGGTCTTGTACCAGACCAACCAACTCTACCTTGTTGTCAAATTCACGGAGAAATAAATCATACTTGTCGGCACGTGGAAGTTTATGTTCTACAGCCATCTTTTTTGCGAGTTCACGAATGTTCATTTAATACCTTTATTAACATAGAAAAATCATTATAACATAGTACTTGTTATCGTGCAAGGATTATGTTACTATGAATGGGGTTAAGTTTGGAGGTTGCCAGCCTTCAGGTTTTAATACTTTACCGTCATGGCGTTTGTTCACCTTACCTGTGGCAGAATCAATCTTACTTAGGTTAGATTTAGCAACTTCATTCCATGCACCCTTTACATCATAACCTTTTGCATAGCAGTAACCAAGAATAACCCAAATCATATCCATACAGGCATCAAGCTGTTCGACTTCATCTTCTTGGTGTCTGGCTACAAGAAATTCATTGTACTCTTCTTCAATTAACCGTGTGTATAAATTCACACTATCAACTGTTGGTTTCTGGTCACAAGCTTCAATGAAGGTGACTACATCTTTATACATATACATTCTTAATCTCCAAAATGTTTAAGGATTGCATCCAATGCTGTGTCAGGATTGAAGCCTGATGGTTGAGATTTAATTATAACATTATAACACTCTGCAATAATCAACTCTGCAAACTCTTGGACTTCTGTAGACATTTCACACGGTTGTCCACATGGATTCATTAATTCTCCATTCTCTTCACTTGCTACTTGTGATCTAATTGCAAATTTTTTAATTATTTCGTTCATTCTTTAGTCCTTTCCACAATGTCTTTATAACCAGACCACGATGGATGTATTCCATCTGCTTGCAAACCACGGATCGGTAGAACCGTATCACCATAGTATGCAGCTAGTTCTTTTACTATGTTTTGAATATTTTCAATAGATACACCACCTGCTGGCAAGTTACCTGCTGGTAAAACCCAAAACACATTCTTAGCACCAACTCGCTGACGCATTTCAAACAGCTCATCATAGGTCTTAACACCTTTATGGTCATTAGAACCTAAACTAATAATGAGTGTGTCGGCATAAAATGAACCCTTGTACATTCTATTAAACTGCCATGAGTTAATGCCACCCTTACCTTGCAATTCACAATGAGGTGCAAACATCTTGGTACCAACGGCAATGCTGTCACCCACAATTAAGCATTCTAACATTCCTTTCTTTCCTTCAATGATAAATTTGTAACATAAACTGAACCATCTTTCATTTGATAGTCTAGTTTATCTCCCACTTTCCAACCAAGTTCTTCCATAAGTTCTTCTGGCAACTCTACAATAGCATCACCATTATCACAGATTTCTAAAACTTTACTGTTATACTTGTTTGACATTGATGTTACACTTCTCTAAGAAATCAACACCTTCGGTTGAACGATAGGTATTGCGATAGTAAACGGAATTGATTCCGGCCTGATGTATAATCTTTGCACAATCTAAACAAGGTGCATGAGTCACAAACAATGCAGCACCTTCACTTGAATTTGTACTACGAGCAATCTTTGCTAGCGAATTCGTTTCAGCGTGCAGAACCTCTGGTTTGGTTTTCAAACAATATCGAGCTTCAGTTTCAAAACTTTCGTTGTCGTTGGCAATAACTATGGTTTCTTCAAACGGCCATTGTTCGTAAATCTCTTTTGGGCTTAACCAACCGCCGGCATCAAAACTCATGTACTCTTTGTACTCACAATCGTTATCCCATCCCACTGGCATACCATTGTAACCAATACCAATGATTGTGTTATCTTTTACAACAACACAACCAACTTGAAGGCGTTTAGCTGAGGACAACTGAGCATAAACCTCAGCTGCCTTCATGTGTGCATCAATAAATTTCTGCTTCATACTTCAATTGTTTTCAATTTAAATTCATCGGCACGACTTTCATAACCAATATAACCACGTGGGTTACAAACAATTCGTGTTTCACCAATCACATAATCAAATGTTTCATGTGTATGACCATGAGTCCACAATTTGATTTGTGGATTATCCAAAATGAATTGTGATAAATCAGAACTATATCCACCATTCATCAATGTTTCATTTTGGTATCTTGGGTGTGTAGAAAGTTTTGATGGTGCATGGTGACCAACAACAACAAACTTTTGATTGTCTTTACCTCTAACGACATGATAGATGTAGTCAACCATTTTGTTATGGTCTTCCACAGCATCTTGAGGTGAAAACTTAGCCACACGCTCATGGAAATTACCATCAGCATCACGAAATGAAACTTTCTTATTGCTATTTTTTACGCAACGAAAATCATTCATCATGCTACCAATAGCATTGAGTGTCATTGGATCACTTTCATTCATATCAGTCCATAAAGTTCCACCAATAAAGGTAACACCGTCAAGTGTGACGGTCTCTTTATCTAAAATGTGTAGATTTTGAAAGTATTGGAGATTGTATTTCAAATCTCTTAAAGTGGTGGCAAAGTCACCGTGATAGTGTTCATGGTTGCCGGTAATATAGATAACGTGCTTAAATTCACCAGAGCAATTCTTAAAGAATTCATGGATTGCCTCTGACTTGTCTCTCTGTGAACCTAGTTCCAGTAAGTCTTTAGCCACACAGATATCACCTGATAAAATCAGGACATCAGCATTATCTTTATTCTCTAAGGTTAATGATCCAAACTCAAGGTGCAAATCAGAACAAACTGCAATTTTCATAATATATCCTCACAATACTACCATTATATCACAGTAGTATAACAAATGCGGCAATCATACGATGACGTTGAAGGCTGCCTTATTAACTAAAAATGTCCTTTGGGGATTTTCTTCTGAGTATACCTTGATAAACACCTTCTCATCAACTAATGAAGTTTCGTTAATATTATGGCAATAAACGATATCGCCTGTGTAGATGTTTTTTAGTTTCGTAGGTTTCATAATAAAAATCCATATTAATACATTTGTTCTGGTTTCTTACCAATGTTGTATTTGGTAACCAATTCCCATTCATTCTTTTCTTTGAACGATATAATCTTGATTTGATGTATCGGTGCAATGTTATCAATCATAATTTGTGGGTTTATAATAGTTACCAAACCCCATTCTTCTAATAACTTTGCGATAGCGTTACGTCTTTGTATGTCATTCTCAGATATATTTGAAGGTTTACCATCTAATAAAAATAATTCTTTAAAGTGGGTGATGTAATATTGTCCTTGTTTATGGAGAATATGACATGATTGGTACAACACCTTTTCTTTCCGTGAAGATACACCGATTCTGGTCAATGTCTCACGAACCTTCAAAAAATCATCCTGCTCATTGAGTGTTACCTCAACAAACTGTTTTAAATCTACCATGATGCTTATCCACCTGTATCGGTTTTCTTTTTTAATAGTTGGATTTGTTCATCACTCAATAGGCGTAAAGCTTCAATAGCTTTTGAATCTGACAGGCCATAGGCCAACTTGACACATTCTATATCTTCACTTTTTTCAGACTTAACCCACTTTGCGAAAGGTCTTTTCTTGGACCTAATGGTATATATGAGAAAATCATTTTGAAGCTTTTTATCTAGAAAGTGTCTCCGGTTCATTTCATTGGCATACATTATACAGTCGGAATGATAAGATAACGACCGATTAACGATAAAAGGTAGATACTCTTTTTCTGTTAATTCATCAACGATAATTTCTTTCTTATTCTGGAGAATGGCATTTACATAATCAAATGGATTACTCATAACATTCTCACTAGACCAATTGTATCAATCGTTGTTAACAAGATGTAGTTAGCCAACATCCCAAATGATTTCCGAGTATAACTAGCCCAAGCATACATGGCACAACCAGCGATCCAAACAGGATACAGAGCCAGAAGAGGAGGATTTGGGACGGTAAGTGCCATGGTAATTGAGCAACCAATAGAAATAGCCCAAGCCAACAACTCAACAATAAAACGAAACCGATGAGAAGTAAAGTCATCTTTGATCCATGAAAAAGTATTAGAATTATGGTGTTCATTTAAACTCACACCCAACCATCAACTCAGTCAAACAGGCCACAGTATTGATCTCTTGGTCAGCAACGAATGCTTGCTTGTATTGATAGTCAGCAAGAATAATGACTGCTTGTGGAATACTCTGTGGTTTTAAAACATCATACAGGTTATCATAGATTTTACGGAAGAATGTTGTTGCATCAATATCATTGCTAGCAACCCACTTACGAATTGCACCAAAGTCTTTCTCTTTAATGTATTTGATAATATCACCTATTGATACTTCCACTATATGTGCAAGGATGCCACTATCAATCTTACCAAACTGTGAGTACCGTTGCAACTCATTGATTACACGGCGAAAGTCTGGAAAGTGTTTCTTAACTAATTCAACAACAACCTTGTCCTCATAGTCAACTTTTTCACTTCGCAAAACTGATTGGATTCTCTTAAAGAACTGAGTGGCCATCTGTGCCTTCTCATTGTTCTTTAGTGCAAAGTCAATAACTGCACACCGACTGTGCAATGGGTCAATGATACGATTCTTAAAGTTACAAGTAAAAATGAACGAGCAGTTACCAGCAAACTCTTCAATCGCATTACGCAAAGCAGGTTGAGTTGAATTTGGATTCAGGTAGTCAGCCTCATCAATGATAATGACTTTACGACCACCTGCAAGAGACATAGACGATGCAAAGTTTTTAATCTTCACACGAAATGTATCAATACCAGATTCATCTGAACCGTTAATGACTAGATAATCACAACCAATCTCTTCACACATGGCTTTAGCAACTGTAGTTTTACCTACACCTGCACCACCAGCTAGAAGAAGGTTGGGAATATTATTTTGCGTGACGTACTCCTGAAACGGTGTTTTCAACCGTTCAGGAAGAATACAATCAGCAATCTTTTTAGGACGATACTTCTCTGTCCATAACAAATGTTCCATCATTCACAAACCCCATAATATAAAATAAAAACTTAGACAGATTGATTCATGCGAGCAACGACTTCAAGATACTTTTCTTCAACAGTCCATGTATTGTTACCAATGCCATAGATTGCAGTTACTTTCTCTTCTTCTTCATTTAGAATTTCAAAAACACTAATCACATGGTCAGGGTTAATGGCGATGGAATCTGTAGCATTACCCTTGAATCTATTTGTAAAGTAGACTAGCATATTAAGCCTTTGTAAAAGTAGAACCAGTCTCAGTAGAGACCCAGTACTGAAGGTTTACAGTCTTGTGTTTGAAATTTGAAATGCCTTTTGATGAGATTTGAACATCGTATCCACCGAAAAGCAACTTTGCAATGTGCTCTGTCTTAAAGATGAAACGGAACTTATCACCATTACCAGCAGAAACTTCAAGTGCATCGGTATGTGCGGAACTATCTGCACTATCAAATGTCAACAGAGTAACTTTTTCGCCGTCAGATTCAACAGCAATCTGTGGTGAACCAAGAGCACCGGCTGCATCCATAACCCATTTGAAATCTTCATCAGACAATGTGAATGAGACTTCTGGATCAGGCATAGTCAATTCTTTCTCAGGTGGTGAATTGATGGAACTTGGCTCACAGAAACGATAACGAATCTTACTGCGACCTTTGTTGCCAACAATCTTAACTTCTTTCTCTGAAAACTCAAAGGTTGGGGCATCTTTGTGTAGAGAAACAACAGACAAAAATTTATTCAAATCATAGATACCAAATTGATTTGGGATATCTTCTTTGATTGTAACCTGAGCAAGAATATTCTTACCAGATGAGATTGTCTTTAAAACATTGCCTTGCTTGAAAAGAATACCTTGGTTAATCTTACCAAAGTTTTTCAGTACTTCAATTGTATCCGTAGATAATTGCATAACTAACTCCATATTAAAATAACAACTCCATTATACTACATCACTTTATAAACCGCAATACTCTTTCTACATCTTTACCTAAATCTTGAATTGTACCGTTATTGGCAATCGTATAGTTAAATTCACAGC